ATACGCGAGGCGGCCGACGCCTACGAGCAAAACAACGGAGACGCCGACTGCGAGCGGATCGCGGCGACGTTGCGGGGATTGCTGGCACGAACGACGCTATAGAAATCAGAGAGGGACGCGATGAACGCGACACTCAAATCGTGGGCATACACCCGCCCGTATTGTCAGCCAGCGTCGGGCAATGTGGTAGCCAAGACAGGACCGGAAGCACTTAAACTCGTTCACCGCATGCACGGCTACGCCAACGGAACGCGGGTGTTCTGTGCCGAGACGGACGAAGAATGGCTGGATGACTACAACGGCCTACGGCAAGTGCGCTCTTGAGCGAATGGAGAGGCATGGCCCACAGATACAAGATCGTAGACGAGTCGCAATCCGCTCATTGCTGCTTCAGCCACACTGTCGTAGACACGTCTCGGCCAAAGATGATCGCTGGAAAGCATTACAAAGATCAGTACGAGATCGTGTGCGAATGCTTCGATGAAGAGGACGCGGTTCTTGTCCGCGACGCGCTCAACGCATATAGGCCGGAGGTGAAGTGATGGAGTGGGCGCACTTTGTGGTCTGGCTGCTTGGTTACTTCATCGGTTCGCTATTGATGACCGTCTGGCGGAACGAGCGACGGTATCGCCGGGAACAGGATGCCTTGCGGCTCGGGGCGATGCACCGCCGCCGGTAGTGCGCTATAGCGGCGAGAGACGGCTGCGCCGCCATGTGCCAATAGATGCCATGCGTTACCACGGCTAGACGGCTTGGTTTTCGTCCGTATGATCCCGCCATCCAACAAGGAGGCGAGGATGCAAGAAGACGAAGACGACGGCCTGGACGGCGACGATTCCAAGAACTGCGATCGGTGCCGGTTCTTTCGCGAAACGATCATCGGCGAGAGTGGCGAATGCAGGAAGTTCGCTCCGCAGCCGATGCGAATGAGGTTCGGCCCGCGACACAACCCAAACGACGATTACGAGGCAGAGTGGCCGACTGTCGGGTCTTCGGATTGGTGCGGTGAGTTTGAGGAGCACCCGCACAAGGCTGGCAACTCTTGGGAGTAGGCGGCTAAGACGCCGCAGAAACGCGGCCGCGGGGGCCATTACGCCGTTTTCTAAAATAGGTGTAATGGAGGCAAACACCCGCAGGCCGCGAGCATGATCGACCACCTACACGCCCTCGCCGTTCACGCCTTCTACTGTGGCGAGCACGACCTGGGCCGGCGGGCATGCGAGCGATTGCTGCGGCACGAGTTGCCAGAGCACTTGGAGCCGCTTGTGCGCAGAAATCGGACTTGGTACACACAGCCGCTTAGCGAGCTTTGCACGACAAGGTTCGTGCAGGTGGACATTGAGCCGGCCCTGCCTGGCTGGTCGCTGTTCAACCCGTCTATCGTCGCCCGCGGCGATCGCCTGCTGATCAACGTCCGGTCGAGTAACTACCGGATCGTCGGCGGCCGCTACGTAATGCCAGACGAGGATCGCGGCGTCATCCGCACCCAAAACCTGCTCGTTGAGTATTCCTCCGGCCTCGAGCTTACGGCGTCGCCTGTTGTGGTGGACGCCGACTACGAGAGGACCGATTTCGCCGTGGACGGCCTTGAGGACGTTCGGCTAAATGCGGTTGACGGCCAGGTGCTCGCCAGCGCGACTATACGAAACTTCCTCGGCCTCGACGGTACGTGCCGGATCGGCGTTTGCGAAATACTCACCGGCAGCGGAAAGACGCTCGGCCTGCGGTGCCCCGTAACTCCGTCAGACCAGCACGAAAAGAACTGGATGCCGATTCTCGGGCGGCGGGCCTGGATCTACTCCTGCCACAACAGCGGGTTCACGTGCACCGCCGAGGAGGCGGCCGGCCAGTGGCTCATAACGGTTGGGGCGAAGGCTCCGGCAGTCGCTAGGCAGTTTCGCGGCGGATCGCAGCTTGTCCCGATTGGCGATGGGCAGTGGTTGGCCCTGGTGCACGAGGTCGCCCACGACGAGGCCCGCATTTACGAGCACAGGCTTGTGCGATTCAACGAGCCGGCCGGCTGGCAAATCGACTCCATTTCGCCGGCGTTCGCGTTCCGTGAGCCGCGGGCGATTGAGTTTGCGGCCGGCCTCGCCCGCTGCGGCGACGACCTGGTGGCGTCGTTCGGAGTGCGCGATGCGGAGGCATGGCTATGCAAGATTCCTCTTTCCGAAGCCGTCGCGTTGTTGGAGCCTCTCAGTTGATGCCGCTAGACCTTTATGACCGCGTTCGCCGCGTGCTCGAAACAAACTGGCGAGACAACGATTGGTTTTATTGCGATTCGGCCGTCATCGGCCACTACGCAATGAAGGCAGCCATTTGCGAGCGATTCCGGCCTCGCCGCATCCTTGAGATCGGCACGCGATGCGGCTACTCCCTACTCGCATTTCGTGAAGTGGCCCCGAGGGCGTCGTTCCTGTGCATCGACGGGGCGACGGACGACGATTCGCTAGACTGCCTCGCTCACTGCAAGAAGATTATCGACAGGCACGACCTTGAGGCCGATCTGCTCGTCGTAGACTCCCACGCCGTCCGTAGCCTGCCGCGAGCCTGCTTTGCCCACGTGGACGGCGATCATTCGTTTGCCGGGGCATTGGCCGATCTGCGGCTCGTGGCACACTGCAGGGGCATCCTCGCCGACGACGTTTGCAATCCAGAGGTCGCCAAGGCGGTTGACGTGTTTGCCCGCGAAGCCAACCGACACGTGGAGTTCATCCACGACGGCCTACGGAGGGTGGCGATCCTGACATGAAAATCGGCGTCTACGCACTTGCGAAAAACGAATCGGCCAACGTGCCGGCCTGGGAGGCCAGTTGCCGCGAGGCCGACGTGCGGGTTGTTACGGACACGGGATCCACCGATGCCACGGTTGACCTGCTGCGGGCCGCCGGCGTGACGGTCGCCCACGGCTGCCCTATCCCGTGGAGGTGGGACGACGCTCACAACCTCTCGCTCTTTCACCTGCCGGCCGACGTGGACGTGTGCATCCGGCTTGATCTGGACGAGGTGCTCGAGCCGGGCTGGCGAGAGGCCTTGGAAGCCGATTGGAAGGCAGACACGTGCCGGCTTCGGTATTGGTATCAGTGGTCGGCCGACGTGCGGTTTTTGTGCGACCGCGTTCATCGGCGGGCCGGCTACCGCTGGCAGGGGCCGACGCACGAGGGGCTCGTCTGCTGGTCGGGCGAAGACACGCAGGAGCGGAGCGATCGTTTCGTGATCCGCCACCACCGGCAGCCCGGCAAGCGGCACAACACCGACCTGACGCTGCTGCGGCAGGCCGTCAAGGAAAATCCGCTCGACGCCAGGATGCAGTGGTATCTGGCGAGAGAGCTCGACTACGCGAGCGATCCAGAGGCTCAAGAGCAGTGGCATCGCTACTTGAAAATGCCCGGCGGCGCCGCCACGGAGCGGGCCTACGCCTACCGGATGCTTGCAAACATCGAACGCGACAGCATGAAAAAGCATCTGATGGCCGCGATCTTGGAAAGCCCGCTTGAGCCGGAGTCGTTCGTGGCGTTCGCGCAGATGGCCCAAAACATGAACGATTGGGTTTCGGCGTTGTATTACGCCCGCCAAGCCTGCTCCTGCCCTGCGGATTCGCAGACCCATGCGAGCGACACGCGATGCTACGGCCCCCTTCCGGCCGACATTGCCAGCGTTGCCGCCTCGCGACTGGGTAGGGACCAAGAGGCCTTGGGATTTGCCCGCGAGGCCGTCAAGCGATCCCCGTCAGACATGCGGCTGGTGGCAAACCTAGCCGTGCTCGAGCGGAAACTCTCGGAGGTCGGCCCAAGGGCCGCATAGCCATGCCAAAATCCATCGGAGTGGGCATTGCCGACGCGCTGGCCGCCGGACTGTCTACCTACACGTTTTCGTCGCCCTATGCGTCGATCCAAGTCTCCCGCCGCTACGTGCCGGACTACGAGGCCCGCGACCTCTCTACGATCAAGGTGAGTGTGGTGCCCGGCCCCGTGGAGACCGAGCGAAGCGCCCGCGGTATGGATCTGTTCACCCAGGGCGTGATGGTCGTCATCGGCAAAATGACAGACGGCACCAACAACGACATCGACGGCCTGACGAATCTCGGCCAAGAGATAATGGACGCGATCCGCTCCGAGGTGCTCAACACCTCTAGCATGCCGGAAAACGCCAAGTATTTCGCATGCTCAATGGAAGTGAACTTTGACCGCGACGCTTTGACTGAAAAGCGGGCGTTTCTCGCGCAAATCGACGTGACGTACCGGGTGCCACGCTACACCATCGAACCAGGGGCCTAGCCAATGGTCATGTTCATCCCACGCGCCGCGAATCCGTTCATGCCCGGCGGCGGGTTCGTCGGTGCCGGCGGCAACTTCCGCATCCCGCGAGTCGCGTTCGCCGCCAAAGTCGAAAACTTCTTTGATCGCGAAAAGGTCATCAAGGCGATCGACAAGATGAATTACCGAGCTCTCATGAAGGGCTCGGCCCGCGTAAAGGATTACGCGAGAAAGTCGATCAAGAAAATGGGCCTGGCGAAGCCGCGGCTCAAGGTGATGAAGAAGTTTCCAAACGTGCCGCTCGCTGTGCTGGCGAATCCACGCAAACGCAAGAACTTTGAGTATTTCAATTACGAAGTGACAGACCGAGACCGCAGGGCCGTCATGCAGAGGGCGAGGGAAATCAGAGACCGCCCAGCATCGCCGCCTGGCACCCCGCCGCACACGCACGTCCCGTGGGGGCACATGCTCGGGTTTCGCAGAAACCTATGGAACTACTTCGATCCGTCCACAAAGTCGGCCGTGGCCGGCCCAAGCCACAAAGGCCGCCGGCTGCCGTACCTCCATGAGTTCGGCGGCACAGTCCGTCGGAATTACTGGATGTTTCAACAGGAGATCCCAAATCGCCGCGGCATGATGATGGCCCCGATTTTTTGGAGCTTGCCCGAAGGCACCGAGCCGAGAAACCGGAACAGGTGGGAGCGGACGCCACAGTTCGACGTGGCCAAATACCCGGCAAGGCCGTTTATGCAGCCGGCAATGCGGAAGGCCATCGCCAGGGGCGACATCAAATACGCCTTTATGGGGCAGTTTCGCAGTTAGGCGGCCAACCGGCCGGTGGTATACTGACGTTCAGGAGCCGGTCGCGTTCCACAACATAGCAGGAGAGCAGGCAAATGCCAGAAGCCCACAAGTATTATCTCGGCAAGAACGGCACGTTTGCGTACACGGCCGGCATCGCGAACAAGGACGTTAAGAGCGTCTCGATCAACCAAGAGACCGCAGCCGAGGCCGACGTGACTACACGCGGATCTGGCGACGAACAGGAGTTCGCATTCGTTCGGCGTAACACGACCGTTGAGGTGGTCTGCCTTGACCACAGTTGCCTTGTCGGCGAGACCGGCACCATCACGCATACCGTGAGCCCCAGCGGTCCGACGCTGCCCTCTGGCGTGTACCAGGTCATGAGTGTCAGCCAGCCGGAAGAACTGGACGGCGCGGTGGAGTTCACGATCAGCCTGCGGAAGACGCCGACCGTGGCTTAACTAGGGGCTCGCCGTGCCATCCGAATCGTTCGTCCTCGGGCGAAAATGCACGTTTTCGATTGACGGCATCCTCCTGAAAAGCGTCCGCGACGTTGGCGTTCGCAGCGTTGTCAGCGAACACGATGTCACGGGCTACGGCCACGCTAACGGGTCAACTCTTGTCACTCGCAGGACGTTTGAGATCGACGTGGAAGTGCAAGACGCAGGCGAAGCGGCGTTGATCTCGGCCGCGGAAAGCGGCCGCGGGATTGTCACTGTTGCCACTACGAACGGCCACAGGGCCGTGTCGGCAAACTTCACGGTTTGCGATTGCGACTTTGGCGAGCCGATGGACGGGGTAGTGCGGTCGCGGTTTACGCTCCGTCAGTGGATGCACGGAAAGGACTCCTAGTTGTGAAATCGTTCAAGGATCGCAATGGCACCGCTTGGGAAATCAACGGGCGGTTTACGCTGTTTGAGAAGATCAAAACCGCCACGGGCGTCGATTTACTGGATTTGCCGACAACCCAAAACAGCCTCTCGCAACTGGCCGATCCATTTACGCTGGGGCACGTGCTCTATCTGTTCTGCGCCGAACAGGCCGAAGCCCGTGACGTCGGCCCGGAGCAGTTTTGCGACCTGCTCAACGGCGACGCGATCCACGAGGCCGGCACGGCAATCCTCGAGGAAGTGATTTTTTTTTCCCGCAAGGACGTGAGGCCGGCTCTGCAGATGGCGATGGAGAAGGCGATGGCGGCGGATCGGCGGATGGTGACGGCGCTGCAGGACCGGATGGGCGACCTGAGCAAGCAGTTGGACGCAGCATTGATGTTTACCAACTCTGCTACGAGCTCGCCGGAATCATCGGCGTTCACCCCGGAGAGTGGACCCTCCGCGGCCTCGTCTGGGCGTCGCGGTCGGCGCAAAAAGAGCGGTGGAACCGCACCAGCACGCTCGTAGCCCAGCAGTACAGCATTAACCGCGACCCGAAGAAACGACGAGACCCCTACAAGGCCAACGAGTTCAACCCGTTCTACGAGCCACCGCCACCAAGGCCGCTCTCGCAATCCATGATTGACGAAATGTTCAGGGACTAGCGATGACAACAGCCTCGGGAGTTCGCGCCGGCGGTGCCTTCGTGGAGATTTTCGCGAAGGATGGCCAATTCCAGCAGGCGATGGCCCGCGTCCAGGGCAAGATGAAGCAAGTCGGCCAAACCATGCAGCGGTTTGGCACGATGTTCAGCCTTGCCGGCACGGCGATGGGTGCTCCCATGATCCTTGCCGCCCGCCAGGCGGCCACGTTTGAGGATGCGATTCTCGGCATGCGGGCCGCCGCCGGCTTGACCGACAAAGAGATTGCCAAGGTGACTGAGGAGGCTCTGCGTCTTTCCAAGGCGATGGGCATTGATCCCGCCCAAATCGCCCAAGCGTTCCTTGAACTCACTAAGGCCGGCATGAGCGTAGACGAGGTGCTGGCAGGGGCCGGGCGATCGGCGGTCGAGTTCGCCCGCGTCTCAGGCGTGGAAATGAACCGGGCCGCCGAATTCATGAAGGTGAGCATGAACGTCTTTGGCGTTTCAGCCACCGATGCCGTTGATACGCTGTCTGCCGCTGCAGACGCCAGCGAAACGTCGATCACGGCGATGGTCGAATCGTTTAGCCAGGTCGGTAGTGCCGGCAAGACGTTTGACCAGACGCTTTTCGGTGTGTCGCAAGCGATGGCGGCCCTTGCGAAATACGGCATTGCCGGGGAGGAAGCAGGAACGGCCATTAAGACCCTGCTGACCAAGCTCGTGGCCCCAACAGGCGAGGCCCACAAAGCGCTCGCCACGCTCGGCCTGTCCGTCCGCGACTTCCGCGACGAGGCCGGCAAGCTGTTGCCGATCGCTCAGATCGCGGGCGTGTTCGAGCGGGCTCTCAAAAAGATGGGTGGCAACGCAGAAGACTTGATGATGGCCCAGGCGGCCCTCGTGGACGTGTTTGAGCAGCGCGGCATTAAGGTAATCGGTGCGTTCGCCGATCTCGGCGAGAAAGGCTTTGAAGACATTGCCAAGGCGATGGAAGGCAATCTGCCGGTCGCCGCCAAGTTCGAAATCATGATGAGCGGCATCACGGGCGGATTCCAAAAGCTCTACGCCGGCGTCCAGCGGCTTTCGATCGCGTTTACGACAGCCCTCGGGCCGTCCATCGGCAAGGTAGTGGACGCGATGGTGCTGGCGATGGATGCCGTGGCGGCGTTCATCGGCCAGTTTCCAATGGTGGCAAAGGTGGCTGCCGGTGCTGCGCTCGGACTGTTTGGCCTTGGTGCCGTGCTTATCGGCCTGGGAATCGCCTGCCGGGTGGCTGCCGTCGGGCTCGGCTTAATCGTGAGCCCGATCGGCCTCATTACGGCAGCCGTCGGTGCCCTGCTTATCGCAGCCTACAAACTCTCGCCGGCCTTCAAGCAGGCGGCCGACTCCATCATGGCGTCGATGCAAAAACTGGATTTCGCAAGCGCGGTCAAGCAGTGGAATCTCACGATTGCCATTGGCCTAACGCAATTCGTGCGGTTTTTCCACGTCGCGTTCAGCCGCGTAAAGGATATGGCGGCCGGCATGTTTTCGTTCGTCGAAGACAAGGTGGCCGAGTCGGTCAATGCGATCTATGAAATGACCGGGCACCCGGCCCGCAACGAGGTCAAGGGAGAGGAGCGCCGCCGGCAGGAGGCAGAGGATCGGGCGAAGAAGACCAAGGAACTAAACCAGCAATACGAAGACACGGCAAACGAGCTCCACAGCGAGTTGGCGAAAGAAAAGGCTCGGGCCAACCGCCGCGAGGCCGAGAGGGATCCTGCCGCGAACAATGCCAAGCGGGATCCGTTTCGCGACCCGCTCGGGGGCGATCCTACCGGCAAGCCAGGCCAGAACGAGCGGGTGTCGCTCGGGACGTTTGCCTCGTCGATGCTAGGCCAACTTGGGATCGGCCCGAAGCTTGACCAGCGGGAGCAGGCAGCCAAGGCCCAGGACGAAGCCGCGAAGGCTCAACAGGCTGCGGCCGTTGAGATGCGCGATCTCAACGGCAACATGAAGCGGTTTATCGACGTCCTCAAGGAGCGGTCTGGCGACAAGCAGCCGTCCGGCAAGGTCATCGACACAACTCAAGGCGAAAAAAACGTCGTCCCGCCGCCCGCAAGGCGAGCAGTGGATTTGCCGTGGTGGGCCGACAAGAAGGCTTTTGATGGCCTAAACGGCGAACCGGCAAAGCCGGAAATTTCGCTTAAGCAAGGCCTGGACGAGCTCAAGCGGTTCAACGAGGCTAAGATTCGCGGCGACGGTGGTGCGATGAGCGTTGCGCCAGAAACTAAGAATTCGCAGGCCAATGGGGACGCGGCAGGCAACGATGCTAGGGTTTCCGAGGCCAAGCGCCTGGCTGAACTTGCACAGAGAGCCGACGATGCGTTAGGCGCTTTTCGTGATGCGGTGGCAAAAGACATAATCACAGGCGGACGCGATAAGGGCGTGCAGAGTGAACTTGCAAGAACGCTTGCAGAATTAAGGCAGGCGCAAAAGGCGTTTGGCATGCCCGGCGCAACAGACAGCGAACTTATTGATGGCATTAGGGCCGCAAAAAAAGAACTTGCGGACGCGCTTAGTGCTGCATCACAAAAGGCCGAGCCACCGCAGGTAAAGCTACCAGTTATCGGCGAAAACGTCGGTACCAGCCTAACGCTGCCGGCCAACCCAGGCTTTCAGGCCACGCTGCGCGGCATGCAGGCTTCTCTCGGCGACGCCGCCAAGCAGCCAGAGCCCAGCGCCAAGCAAACCGACCAGACGAGCAAAGACATGGTTTCGGCCGCCGAAAAGACGGCGGCCGCCACGCAGAAGGCCGCCGACTTGCTCGCCAAGTTGGTGGACGAAGCCCGCCGAGGAGGGCTCGCGTTCGCGTAGCCGTTAGCATGCCCATCGACGAAATTATCGAATTGTTCGACTCTGGGGCCGGATCGCTGTCCCGCTCGGACGACGGCACGTTCTCGCGAGAGGTCACGCTCAAGTGGCTGCTCAAGGATCTTCCCGGCTATATCGACGCGGAAACAAAACTCCGCAATCACGCGCCAGACTACTATCGCGGCCATTTCCGCCAGCGGCTTGACTGTCAGCCGCTCGGGAACGGCTGGTGGCTTGGGTCAGCCAGTTACGCAAGCCCAGCGATCAACAGCCAAGGCGACGAGGACAACCCCGGCGAGCCGCAGCTATTTCCGGCGACTGTCGCGTTCGACACGAGCGGCGGTGCGGAGCACATCACGCAGGCCTACCTAGCGTTTGACGGCAGCGCCGCCTTTGGGTTTCACGGCGAGTATCGCTACGCCAAGCAGGGGCAGACAGCGCCCGACTACAAGGGGGCGATCAACGTCAGCGGCGATTCCGTCAACGGCGTCGACGTTACTGTGCCGTCGTTCAATTTTACAGAAACGTGGACGATCCCGACCGCCTTCCTGACGGACACATACGTTTCGGCTCTGTATCAGTTGACCGGCAAGACCAACGACGCGCAGTTTCGCGTGTTCCTGCCTGGCGAGTGCTTGTTTCTCGGGGCGCGGTGCGAAGCCACTCGCGGCGACTTCAAGACCTCGATCACGTTTTCGTTTTCCGCCCGCCCCAACGTCACGAACCAAAAAATTGGCGACATTACCGTGTCGTCCAAAAAGGGCTGGCAATACCTGTGGGTTGAGTACGAGAGCAGCGTCGACAACGCCAATCTCATCAAGCGGCCAAAGTACGTTTACGTAAACGACATTTACGGAGAGGAAAACTTTAGCCGGCTCAAGATCGGCACGGTGTTCCCGGCCCTTTACACGCCGTCGCTCACCGGCCCCGACGTGCCGGGTCGAGGTTAGACATGGCAGACCCGTACAAGAAGGTCCGACCTGGCGAGCGGCTCGTAATCTCGGCGCGGGCGTGGAACCGCGCGCAGGACGCAGCGGATCGGGTGCTCGGGGCGGCGCCTAGGTTCGAGGCGGTGGCCGGGCCGGTCGGTTCTAGCGTCTTGCGAAACGCATCGTATTTAAGGCAAGAGTTGAGTTTTCCTTTTAGGCAGACTCGGTTTGGCATGATTGTGGACAACGCTTACGAAGTCCTGCCAGTAAACTCTGGTGCATTCTCCCAAAAGCCTCCGCTAGACCCAGGCGGTCACTACTGCCAACTTTTCCGCGCTGTTCCGTTTGTAGACAGACGCCAGACGGCGTCGTCTAGGTTCTCGGTTCTGGCTGGAGGCGCTATGCTTCCACCTCAATACAACGCGGCCGGATTTGTTGACCTAATTACGCACGGCACCTGTCTAGCGATGGTGCGAAAAAACACCGGCGGCTTTTTGCCTAGAGTACGACCAGCCGTGATTCGCTACAGCACAGACACGGCAGCAAACCTAAAAGGGATTGCCGAAGATGCCGACTGCGGCTGGGGCGAGCTTTTGTATTGGACAAACATCAAGCCGTTTTCTACGCAACGGCAAAACGACGAAGGCATTTCATCGCCCGAGCCGCTTGACGATACGCTAAACGCCGTTTACTACGCGGTGATTCGGATATGAGCGGGTGCACCGTAGCCGAAGATTCGCCCATCGACCCCGAAATTGGGCGCGAGCCGTGGCGAAAGTCTCGGCTAGTTGGCGCAACTGGTTCAACTGGGCCGACGGGCGTCGTGCAAGACATGCGAACGCCAACGGGGTCGTTTCAGGCCATAACTGAAACGGACCTCTGCGGCTGCGGTATTCCAGGCGTGCTCTTGAATGCCTCGTTCGGCTTTACGATCGGTTTTAGATACATCGAGCCCGGCAACTCGTTGACGTACATGGACGGTGTGGCAACTCTCACGACGCTCGCCAGCAACAATTTAACAGCCGGGGCTTGGGTCAAGGTTGAGGTCGTGCAAACGCCACCAACCATTCCCGGTGACGGCGTCGCAAGGGGGAGCCTGCCGTTTGTCTTGAGCAGCGGCGCGTCTGCGACGTTCGTGGAGTCGTCGGCCTACATCTATTCGACTCACGAAACCATTCTTCCCAACTGGCTCAACAACTATGTCGCCGGAGCAAACCCGACATTCAATTTCATTACCGGGCCTATTCGCATCACTGCGGGCTATGGAAACGTCACCCAGCATGAGGTGTTCAGCCGCGAGCCTGCGATTTTTTCTCCCAGTAGCGTGAGTGCCAATTCGTGCAGCGTGGTCGTCGGCCTTATGCCGTATGACATTCAAAGCTCCACGAATGACCGGCGAATATGCTGCATGGTTTCGTATGGAGGCATGACGTTCCCTCTGCCGATCACAGTGCCTTCTGGTTTTGTCTTTGGTGGAGGCCAAGCCGCCGCATCAGAGCTTGAGTTGTGCAACGGCGTTTCGCTGGAGTTTGACACGAGCCGGGTAGACGTTCAGCCGCGCGTGAATAAGTCGTTCATGCGCGGGCCAGCGATGGGCGGCAGGATGATTCGGGTTGTTGGCGACAATCACACCGACGTTATTGTTCCGCTGAACGCGACCGGCCCCACTGGCTCGGTTGCCCCGGTGACAATGGCATCTATTACGGCGCGGCCTCAATACCTATCGTTGCACGCCGGAGAATACGGCGAGGTGCCGAGATTTCCGCAATTAGATCCGCCTGAATACAGACACCCGCGAGGCGCTCTCGACGTTTACGCCAACGCATCGCAACCAGATCGTCCCGACAAACACGACCGCGCGTTATTCAGGGCGGCCAATGGTCCGACTTGGCACGAGCGAAATATCATCCGCTACGGAAAGTCGCTTGGCGTTGACGGTGCTCGTCACAAGCTGTCTTTGACTTTTGATTGGCAGCCGGCGATCGCAGATTTTTTGTCATGCACTGCAACCAGCGGCGAGTATGTGCAGCAACCACGGCGAAATGGTTACCCAATTTTTGGGTATAACATTGAGTCCGGGCTAGGTCCGTCGTGGCAAATGACGCTTAGTCCTACGCTGCGGCTCTTGGGTGGCACGGTGCTAGATTTAACGCCGCACATTGGACAGCGAAAACTAATGCCCGGCGTGTATTTTGGGCCGCTCGCAGAGCCTCAAGACGTTGTCGCAACCCAGGCCGTCTTTCCAAAAAGCATCATCAATCCAGACTATTTGACTTGGCTTGACGGAGCGGCAGCAAACGGCGGGACTTTTCAAAGTCAACAGGCATACCTAGCGATTGAGCCTCCCTCGTCCATTGTGGTTAATGAGACGCATTCGGTTCAGATGTCGGTAAAGCGGCTCGTGCATTCATGGGCGTCAACAGGCGTTGCGGGGTTATCTTCGCAAAACATTTCGCCGACTTTGCCGCTACCTGGCGAGCAAGGCATGGGACTCGACAGCTACAGCCTTTGGCTCCCAGAGATCACAAACGCCAACTCAAGCAGATGGCCGAAAAACCTGCCTGTCGTTGGCAGTGTATTGACCGTGAATATGCAAGCGTGGTTCGGAATTACGGTCACAAGCGTCAGCGCTTCTCCGGCTTGGTCCGGAAACCGCGTGGTCTACAGAAGGCTGGTCGCTCCCGGTATTGAAATTTCATTGTCCGATGCACAGTGCAACGCCCTCAGTAATGGCGACGAAGTCAGCGCCACCAGCGCCGCCGGCGACCCGTATCGGCTGCAATTCTCGATAGTCACATGACTCCACCCCCTGACCCCCTCCGTCTAATCCGCCCCCGCCCGTAGGCTGAATCGCGGTTTAATTTAGCGGCCCTTTCAGGCACAAAACGGCCTTGACGGTTATTTCATCCGTGCAACACTGGAATCTGGCTCGGAGTCCGATTGTGGCACGCGACAGGCATACGACCCGAAGCCGGCGCGTCTACATCGGCGAAAAACGGTGGCAGATTAGTCACGTTCGCTACCCGCGGGATCGCGACGGCGATTGCAACTGGTCGAAGCGGCTCATCCGCGTAGCGGCAAACCTCCGCGGGCTCCACTTGGCCGACGCACTCATCCACGAAATCACGCACGCCCGCTTCCCCGATTTGGCCGAGGAGAGCGTCGAGGAGTTTGCCAGCACCGTGGCCGGCATCCTCGCCGCGGAAGGTCTCTTGCCGGAGGACGACTAGGTGGGAAAGCCAGCCCTGCTCGAGCTCGTGAAGGCCGGCATCGTTATCAACCGGCCCGGCGTCGTGCCGTGGATTGAACGACTGCCGGCCGACGCGCGGAAGGAGCTCAATGGCGTTCGTCTCTGGTTTCGCAGCGAGGGTCGCCAAAAAGGCATACCGATCAAGTCGGTGGCGAAGTCTATTGCAGCGCAGTTGAAGTTGAGGAAGCTCCGGTGCCCAGCCGCACAAACGGTAGAAGTATGGCTAAGAAAAAAAGACTAGCCGAGGCGATCGTCACTAATGCGGCGATTGAGGCGGCGGCCGCCAAGGGGCCGCCGGCCGACGCCGAACAGGTGACGCGCAAGCAGGACGGGTCCACGCTTGAAGCCAAGAGCGTGTCTCGCCGCATTAAGACCGTTGAGGATCTTCTCAGGCATATTCAGGCCGACTTACGGCGGTTTGAAGTGTGTGCATCTGAAGCGACCAAGTGGGAGGTTGGCGCATCGGACGGCGACGGCAACGTAAGCGTCGTCGAACTGCATCGCGTGTGGGTGCGGCTTAAGCCGCGGGCCGGGCCGGGCGTGGCCGAGTCCGTTGAGTCGATGATTCGCTCGGCCGCAAAGACTGTGCGACGCCGGCCGGCCGCCAAGCACAAGCCGCGAGCGTCGTCGTGGCAGGTCGTGACGATCGCGGACACGCATTTCGGAAAATATTGCTGGGCAACAGGAACCGGCGAGGCCGACTACGACCTGGCGATCGCCGAGCGGCTGGTGGGCGACGCCGGCCTAGAGCTCATGGACAACGGCGATCGGATCTACAAGCCATCGCGGCGGTCGATCCTGCTGGTGGGAGACATATTTCACTTTGACACTGTGGCCGGCACGACCACCGGCGGCACGGCCTTGGCCGGCAGCATGGACGGCCGGCTGCAGAAAATGATCGAAGTGGGGAGCGATTGCTTGATCTCGTTGATTGAGCGTTCGGCGGCGACCTGCCAGACGGACGTGCACTTGGTGCACGGGAACCATGACGAGACGCTCAGTTGGGCCTTCCAGCGGATCATGGCCGAGCGATTCCGCGGCGATCGACGGGTGAGTATTTCGCAGCGGTATACGGGCCGGCAGTATCTATCCCACGGCGGAACGCTACTGGGGATTGCCCACGGCCACCGGGCCAAAAGACGGCTCCCGCAACTCATGGCGATCGAGGCCGCCGACTTGTGGGGCAAGTCGTGCTACCGGGAGATCCATACCGGGCATTACCACAGCCAGGCGGCCGAGTGGTCACTGCCGATCGAAACGGTGGATTCGGTGCTCGTCCGTGTCGCGCCATCGCTTGGGCCGGCAGACGATTGGCACGCCCAAATGGGATTCGTTGGGGCTCGGCGGGCGATGGAAACATTTTTCTACGACCAGGCCGGCGGCCTCGTCGGCATGCTCGTGGCCGGCCCGAAGCCGCAGCGGCGCACTGGGTAGGAGGCGGCATTGGCAATCGCGGAAGTGTTGGTAGAAGGAAGGCTGCCTGGTTGTTACATAGATGAAATTACCAAGCGAAAAAACAGGTTCATGGGCGCTTGGACGGGCACGTCGGGCTCCCTCGCGGCCAACTGTCATTGGCTATTGGTCGAGCGTTCTCAAATCCTAGAGGAGTTGCAGGCGATGCAAGACACGTTGCAGGAAGCAAATGCAAAGTTGCGGCAGGCCGTGGAAACGCGGGTGGGCGGCGGGTGCTGCGAGGGTGGGAAGTGCCATCCGACGAGCATCGACACGCAGGGGCCGCTCCTCGACCCCGACCAAGTGATTGCCGAAGACGACGAGCGGACGGCCGAATCACCGTTTGAGGCCGTGAGCGTCATGAGCCAATCGCAGATGGAGGCGGCATGGGCCGGCGTGAAGTCGCGAGTGCAGTCCCGGCAGCGGCGAGTGCAGGAGCCCGTGGCCGCGGCAGAAAAGCCGACAGAGGCCAACGAGGCCGAGCGTCTCCTAGCAGATGCGATCGCCACGATCCGAGACCGTCGCGCTAAGTACGGCCCTCCACTTGAGCACTTCCTGCGCACGGTCGGGGCGATCAACGCGATCTTTGCGCATAAGCTCCGCGACCCGCTCACGCCAGAGGATTGGGCGCAAATCATGATGCTCGACAAGCTCGCGCGTCACCAGGAGCAATCGCAGCGAGACAACCCGCTCGACGGCTGCGGGTACGCGGCCTGTTGGGGCGAAATCATGGCCCTGCAGGCCCGCAGTGCCGGCCCCTGAACATTCGTACAATAGGGTTATAGGAGCCCCCGTGATTCGACGCCAGCGACTTGACGAGACGCAGTATCGGCATGGCGCGAAAGGGCGCGAGCCGTTGGCGCCTCCTGGGGCCGGCGGGGATCACGTGCATTATCAGCCCCTCAGGCGAGCCGGCATCGGCGTCATCACAAGTCGCAAGCAGACAGACAACGGAATCACGTTTTGGGAACTGCTGGCATTTCGGCTGTCGGAGCAGACCGGCCAGCGGATCACCGTGCAGGCGGCCAAACGGGCCTTTGAGGAAGGACTGATTCGATAATGCCTACCCTGTCCGGCTCACGCTCGGCGACGCTCAGTTATTCGTGGGCAGATACGCCCGCGTTTGGAAGTCGCTCGGAGTCAGCGTCGATCATCAACAGCCGGTCGATCGCGAACGGCACGGGCTCGGGCCAAGCAAACGCCGCGTGGCGCGATCGCGTGACCATTCAAGCCGGCCAAGTCTACTCGGTTGCCTTAGACGATCTTGGGGCAACGGCGTTCGGCTATGCCGGCCGCGTCGTGCTCACGACGCTCAAGGAAATGCGGGTGAACGTTCGCACTGCCACCGAAAACCGCTTCGTGCTGGTCGGCGTCGTTGGGCCGGGAGACACAACCGGCTATTCCGCCCGCGTCAACCGCGGCGGCGACTACGCGGTTGCCGACTACCTCGACGGCTGGCCCGTCACGGGTGGCAATAAGACGGTCTACATCGCCAATCCATCGGCCGGCTCTGTCGAAATCGACATCGCGTTCGTCGGCGTCGGCACAACTCAAGACACGTGAGGGAAAGCATGATCTCAACGGCTCCATTGACCGCCTCCAATAACCTGCTGAATATCCGCGAGAAAATCCTCGCGTTCATCTTCACCGCAAAAGAGCAGGCCCAGGACGTCCTGACGCTCGCGGAGTTTGCCGAGCTCTCGGTCGCGCTCATGCGGGTTGTGATGGCGGCCGTCGATGGCCTGCCGTCGAGCGGGGCCGAAAAAAAGCAGTGGGTGCTCGAGGCCGTCGGCATGCTGTTTGACGAGGTTGCCGGCCTGGGCGTGCCAATGCCGCTCTGGCCTGTGTGGGCCATCGTCAAGCCGGCCGTGCGTCAACTGCTGTTGCTGGCCGTCAGCGGTGCCCTTGAGTCCATGCTGCCCCTCGTGAGGATCTCGCTGCGATGATCGCGTCGTTGCTCGTCGGTGCTGCCTGCCTACTGCTCTTTTCGCCATTTGCAATCCGGCTGGCGATCCGTCTCCTCGGCCAGCCGCAGGCGGGCCGGCCGGAGGCCGTCACCTACCAGCGGGCCATGCTTGACCTGGCGAACGTGAGGCGGCGAATCCTCGAGCAATCGGGCGGCCGGCTTGACGAAGGGGTTAAGTCCGCGATCGACGCCCTTACGCTGGCCCTCGTCGCGGGGAGTGACAAATGAATCCCCGCATCGCGGCCGGCGTCGTGTTGCTCGTGCTTGGCATCCTGGCAAGCCTGACAGGCGGTAGGAGCCCCGGCCCGACGCCGGCCCCGATGCCTGCCGGCCTTTCCATGAAGGGGCGTTTCATCGGCCCGACGGCTGCAGACGACTCCGGCACCCTGGCGGCCCTGCTCGACGAATTGGCCGACTGCATCGAGGCCGACGGGATGCTCGAGCAGCCGCGACTCAAGACCGGCGTGGCGTTCGACGACCTTCGCGTGGCGGCTCGCGAGTCGCGTTGCCGCGGCGAGAGCATCGGCCAACGTCAGCCTCACGTGCGCGAGATCATCCAGAAATATTTGGAAGGGGCCGTAGGGTCGAGCGGCGGGCCGATTGGGCCTGAACAGCGGCAGGCCTGGGTGGCAGCGTTCCGCGAGTTGGGGAGGGCGGCCGCTGATGCTGCGCGATGATCGCCTTTCGTGGCGCGAAGTTATGGCGGCGGTGCTGCTCTTGGCGGCGGCGTTCGTCGGCCTGCGTTCGTGGAACACGCTAGAGGGTTCCATCGACGGCAGGCTCGCGCGGTTCGGATGGCGGCCAGACCCGGAGGCGACGCGGGAGTTTCTCGCCGAGCTCGGGCAGGAGAAGTATTTCGCAACCGCCGCGCCGGAGGCGATGGAGAAGGCCCAGCAAAAAGACACGTTCCTGTACCGTGCCATGTATGCCGCGCACCAAGCGGCCTACGGGCGGCCCTACGAAACGCCCAGGCAGGGGATCGGCGACTGCGTAAGTTTTGGCGCCGCATCGGGCGTTTTTTGTGCCGATAGCGTCGATTGGCAACTCGGCAAACTGCCGTCGCCTCCTCTGCTCGTCGCTTCGGAAAGTGTGTATGGCGGTTCGCGCGTCGAGGCCAGAGGCAAGAGCGGCGACGGAGACAGCCCGCTTGGAGGGTGGAGCGACGGGAGCACGGGATCCGCCGCGGCCCGCTGGCTCCGCGATTGGGGCGTTGTCTACCGCAAGAAGTACGACACGGTAGACCTGACTACCTACTCGGCCGACCGGGCGAAGTCGTGGGGCGCGTACGGCAACGGTGGGCAGGGCGATAAGGGCCGGCTCGACCAGGTGGCGAAGAAACACCCATGCCGGCACGTCGTGCTCGTCCGAAATTGGCAGGAGTGCGTGGCCGCGATCGGCAGCGGGTTCCCTGTCACGATCGCATCGTCGGTCGGCTTCGCGTCAGGCGATCGAGATTCGGATGGATTCTGTGCGGCCCGTTCGGTCTGGTTGCACCAGATGGTGCTGGTGGGAACGAGATTCGCCGCTAACGCCGGCCCCGAAACCAAGAATCCTCGCGACGGCTGCCTCGTCCTCAATAGCTGGGGCCGGTATCTCGGAGGTGGGAAATTCCCGGCCGATCAGCCGGAGGGGTCGTTTTGGGCGACCCGTGCCGACATTGAGCGGATTCTGGCACAAGGCGATTCATGGGCGATCGGATCGGTGGACGGTTGGGGATGGCGCGACTTGCATCACGGCGATTGGCTGATGCCGCCGGTGGAAACTCTGACGAGGAACGCGGAATGAAGATCGACGCAAAGATGGTCGCGGTGTGCGTGGCGTGCCTGGTGGCTGGGTGGTGGATGGCCGGCGAAGCGCCGAGCCCGCCAGCGGAGGATCGCCCGGTGCTGCGGTGGATCGCCAAGACCGCCAAGACGCTCCTGTGGCTCAGTTTGATCGCCGAGCAGCCGCCGGCCGAGCAGCCGACCTACGCTCATGCTCGAGTTGGCGCGGACGGCCAGCCAGTGCTGGATCATGCAAGGGGGTGGTAAATGAGCCTCTGGCAAGCGTGGCTCGCGTTCCTAGCGTCATTGGCGGCCGAGCCGCAAATGGTAGAGCAGGAACACCCGCGGGCCGCGGCGGCGGTGGCGGTCGCGTATGCGTCGTTCGCGTCCGACGGGCCGGCCCCGCACTCCCCTGCCCCGCGCGAGTGCATTTGCGGCGGGACGTGCCGGGGCGGCGTGTGGAAGCCGGACGGACGGATCGAGCAGCCTTGCCCATGCCCGGCGTCGTGCAAATGCAAGAGCAAGCCGGGAAATGCTAGAGCAAATACGCCCGCGTGCCCTGACGGCCGGTGCCCCAACAAATGAGCGATGAGCTCGACGAGTTTTGCGGGCGGGTGGCGGTCGCAGTCTCGAGCGGCCGGACGGCGATTATTGGCAGGGCTAGGCTGCGGGAAATTACGGAGCTCGTCATTCTGCATTGGCCTGCTCGGCACCTGCAGGCGGTCGCGTTCAACGGGCAGAATCACGCCGCGGTGACGCATGCCGTGCGGCTCTGCCGTGCCCAGGTGCGAGAGCATTACGAGGCCCGGCACGGCATGGGCGTGTTGTGGGAAACCATCCTCGCCACGGTCACGCTTCACGTGTGCACGGTCATGGTGGAGCAGTGGTTTCGGGAATCGTCTGAGCGTCGCCTCTACGCTCGCCTGGCCCTCGAGCTCGCGAAGCGCGAGCGGCAATCCTAGAGCACGCGCTAGCGCACGACGTTTAGGGCGGCGTCGGCAAGGTCAAGCATTGAGCGGCCAAGCCGACGGAGCCGGCCGGGATCCTCGGGCACGCGGGCATGCGCGGGGATCGTCGAGCAGGCTGCCGGGCCGGGCATCGTCGAGCACGCGCGGGCGGCCGTGTCGATCGCGGCCATCTGGTAGCGCGTCTCAACGGCCAGGCCGGCCGCCGCGGCCATAACGGCCACGGCGAGCACGGCCCGCAGCGTGTCGCGGATGATGGCGGCGATCATGTGCCGGGCTCCGAAGGGCAGCAATCCCCGAAGCACTCCACGAAGCCAGCAATCTCGTCGTTGGCCAGGCCTTCGGCCACAAGCCGGCAGGCCGAGTCGAGCGTGATACAGTCGGCCACGAACGGCCGGCCGTCGTAGCTGGTGTAGTCGTGCTCGGCGTAGCCAATCCAGTCGAGCCCGCGCTCGCTTTCCACGTCGTCCAAATAGTCCAGCGTGTCGCGGCTGACCGGGCACCGGCCGGCCTCTGCACAATCCTCGTAAAAACGCTTCACGGCTCCCATCGTCGCACCTCGTTTGCTGTCGGGTTCTATCGGTCTGCCGGCCGGGCAACGCGCCCGGCCGGCGTCGTCGGGTTAGCCCTGGCAATCGGCCAGGTAAACAATCTCGTCGAGCAGCTCCCGCTGCCCAAGGCAGTAGAGCGCCGCGTGCTCGTCGTCGTCGAGCGGCTGGCCGGCGTCGCGGTAGGCCGCTGCCACGTAGGCCGGCGAGAGCGCCCCCTGTTCGGCGAGCTCCTCGGCACGAGCCAGGCCGTCGGCCACGGGATCGTCGAGCAGGCTGGCGAGGTTGGTTTCGAAAAGGTAGAGCCGCGCGTCGCGCGGGTCGCAGGCGTCAAGGATAATAGCGTCGGGATCGTATGACATGGTCTCGGTCTCCTAGTGGTTGTCGGCCTCGTGGCCGTGGTGGTGAATACTATCCGGTCGGCAAGTAGTGGGCAAGGGCTGAAACAAAAAATCCTCGAGTTGGCTACTCGGTCGCGCCGCTGCGCGGGCGGCCGATACCGCTGGGAGCCTTGGCGAAAGCCTGCACGCTCGAACGCAGGGCAAAATACACGCCGTCGATGCAAACCCCTTGAACGCGGCCGGCTTTGACGTTCTCTCGCAGCCAAAACCGGGTAACGCCGGCCAGCTTGGCGGCGTGTCCGATCGTGACATAGAGGGCGGGGTCGATCTTTGGCATGGCGGAATTATTGCCGATTGGTCGAGCGGGTCAATGCTCACGGTCAAACCTCCTAAATTCCTAGAGCACGTGCGGGCGCGGGATCCTAGAGCACGCGGGCGCGTGGCATTTGGCGGCGGCCGCCGCGGCGGCGTCGCTCGAGCTCGGCGGCGGCGTAGTTTATTTCGTCCTGGTAATAATCGGCGCTCGGGCAGTCCGGCCAAGCGGCCAGGCTCTCGCGGCAGTCGGCGATTGTGTAGAGCAATTCCGCTTCGGACATTTGGCGGCAGCGGCGAGGGTATTCGAGGTGGTCGATAACTTTTCCGGCGTAGTTGGAAACGATGGCGTAGGCGGGCATTGGTTGGGCTCCTGGTTTCTGGTTTCTGGTCTCTTGTCAATCGGCCGACGGTCGGCCCGGTGCCGGCGGCCGGTGGCGGCCGCCGGGGGCGGGCGGATCGTCAGGCCATCGCGGGCAAGTTGGCCGGCAACGCCTCCCGCACGCGGTCGGCCAGCTCGGCCGCCATCGCGGAAAGCCGGTCGAGCGGCCGCGACGGCGCGACGCCTTCGAAGTAGACGCGGGCCTCGTGCGCGGGGTTGCTGGCGCGGTAGGGGGCTAGATCGAAGGCGACGCGAACGGTTCCGGCCGGAATTCGATACTGAGCGTTTGCGGGAAACTCGCACCAGAAGACGCGGACGGTTTCCACGTAATAACCGCCGGCCGTTTGTGCGGTATACGTGCGGGCCGGGGCGTAGCCGTCTTCGATTTGTCGGGCCACGTCGTCGGCGATCATGTCGAGCATATCGGCGAGTATTTCGGGCTGTCTCATGGTCTAGGTTCCTCGGGTTAGGGTTGCGGGATGGTCGAGCAGGTGCCCGGCTTCCCCCTGGCCGGCCGCGGCGGTGGCCGGGGCCGGCGTGGGGGCGGCCGCGGCTACAGTCCGCAAGCGGCCGCGCATGCGTCCTCGTAGGCCATATCGAAGCGGTCGCCACCGCCGGCGTCCTGCTGGCCGGCCAGCTTCGCGGCGGTGCTCGAGTCGAGGGCGTAGGCCTTGGCGGTCGAGTAGACCCACCAGGCCGACGAGCCAGCCGGCAAGCGGCGGCCGGTCTCGGCACAGGTGGCGGTGTACTTCAATGCGAGGATTCGCGGCGGGCAGTAGTGGCGGCGTTTCATGGTCTCTGGTCTCCTAGTTAGTGTTCGGGCTGCTGGCGGGATTGCCGGCGGCCCCGGTGCCCCGCGGCCAGGCGGCCGCGGGGGGGCGGGGGCGTCGGGCGTCAAGCGGGGACGAGCTCGGCTCCCGCGGTGGCGTGGCGAGCGTCAGCGGCCGCGATGCCGGCTAAGGCAAACGAGGCTTCGAGCGTCATAGCGGCGGCGTCGTACATACGGGCGGCGCGGGCCTGCTCTGCGTCTGCCATCGCGGCCGGCCAGGCGGCCGCGAGCGCCTTTTGGATTTCGTCGGCAATCGGGCCGGCGTCGCGGAGTATCGCGTCCACGTTCCAGCCGAGCCGGACTAGGCGACGGTTGGCGGCCTTGGTGGCAACGTTGGCGGCGAGGGCGGAAAGTTGTTTCGCGTTCATGGTCTCGTGTCTCCTGGTCTCGGGTAGTCGGGTCTCGGTGGCCGGCGAGGTGCCGGGCCGGCCCGGTGCCCCCTGCCCACGAGCGGCAGGGGTGGCCGGGGCGGCCGGGCTGCTATCGCTTCGGCTTGGTGCCGTACGCGGCCAGGCTAAACACTTCGCCGGCGTCGGGCAGGTACGCGGTGCTCTTGACATGCCATCCGGCGTAGCGGCTATCGCCGAGATAGTTGCCGCCGCCCATGCTGTAATTTTCGCGGTGCTCAATCCGGTCTTCGTCGATCTTCCAAACGAGCGGCACGAGTCGCGTCGTGCCGTCCGGGGCGGTGATGCTCAACGGCTCGAGCGGCCGGGCGGCCGCGTGGGCCTCGGCCGCGGCCCGCGTCGGCAGCGGGCCGGCCTTGTCGTCGAAGTGCCACGGCGAGCGGCTGCCCTGGTACATATGCTCCCCGCTGCCGAGCACACAATCGGCACCTAAGGCGGGGTAGGCGTGCCAGCGGCCGAGCCCCGGCCCGTAGTCGCTGGTCGGCTTGAAGGCCGCCGCGGCCTTCCTGAGTTGGGCGAACGACTCGCGACGACCGCGGCCAAAACCGATCACGACTTCGCGAGCCGAGCGGCCGCCGAAATAGTCGGACTGCATATCCGATTCATCGACGCGAAACGTCGCCACGATCACGCGGTCGGCTTGGGCGGCATCCATCGCGGCGCGGATCTCGTCGCGTGTCATCGTCCGCAGCCGCGGAACGTCGTCATACGCGGCCGCGTTCGCTTCGGCTCTGGCCTGCTGCCGTTCGTCGCGGTCGCGGATGCGGCCGGCCTCCTGCTCGATAAACCGGAGCCGGTCGGCCACGGCCTCGGGCAGATAGTCGCGGCCGGCGTTCGTCACGCAGTTATAGCCGAGCGGCGGCCAGCCGGCCGGCTCGAGGCGGCCGGCGAGAATGTCGAGGGCCGCGGCCTCGATTTCGTCGGCGGTGGCGGGCTCCGGCGTCGCGTCGCCGTATTGGTCAAGCAGGGCGGCGGCGTTGGCGGCCGCCACGGTCTCGAGCACCTCTACAACCTTGCCGAGCTCGGCCAGGTTGTGACGGACGGCGATAGCGGCAACTGATGCAAGGTCGCGGTAGTCGAGTTGGGCAACGCTCATGGTATCGGGTCTCCTTCGGTCTCTGGTGGTTTCCGCCGATTGACCGCGGCGGCGTCGGTTATTGCAAGGGCATAATATCCAATCGGCTACAACGTGGCAAGCCTTGAATCGGAATTTTTTTCGGGCAGTGCTGCCGCGGCTATTTGGGCCTCGATTGCGGCGAGTAGGTCGCGGGCCTCTTGGCGGTCGTCGCACGTCGCGACGTGCCAGCGGTCGCCGGCGGCGTTGCACCCTTCGATTTCGTACCAGGCACAAGCGCCGCGGCTGCGCGGGTCTGCGATTCGGATAATGCGGTAGGCGTTCATTCTTGGAGCTCCTGGGGCTAGGGGGTAAAAATCGTGGAACACGTGCGGGCGGGTCAATTGCTGGAACACGCGGGCGCCTTCAATCGTGGAACACGCGGGCAGGTGGGAAGGGCTCGAGCGGCTGGGGTCGGCCTGATAACGGTCGCGGTCACGATTACCGGCCGGCGGCGGCCGGCCGGCCGGGCGTTGTGCTCAAGTTCGCGGGCGAGCTCGTGCGCCCAAGCGGCGAAAGCGTCGCGAATAAAACCGAGCCCGGCCAGGATCCGCGGAGCAAGCCATCGGGCGAGACTATCGGCCAGGCGGTCGGCGGCGGCCGATAGACCGGCCAGGCCGGCCGCGGCGGCGGTGGGGGTGTTTATCGGGCGGCCGGCTGTTTTGGTTTTGGTGGGCATTGTCGGGGCTCCTGGTGGGTGTTGTTGCTGGTGCTCGTGGTGCTCGTGGTGCTCGTGGTGCTCGTGGTCAATCGGCGAACATTGAAACCGTCCGCGGCCGCGGGGCCGGCAGTTTGCTGGTAAATTTTGGGGGCTCCGTTGCCCCGTGGTCGGCCAGCTTCTTGACGAAAAATTCAGCCGCCCACCAGGCGTCAGAGCCGCGGCCGCCGGCGAGCTCGGCCGCTCGGCCAAGATCCCCGGCCGCCATTGTTTCGACGATGGCACGAGCGGCGGCCGGCATGCCGGCGAGTTCAGCGGAAAGCCGGCAGAATTGATTGAGCGTCATTTGTCGGGGCTCCTGGTTTGGAATTGTGGTCAATCGGCAACAATGATTTAAAACGGGGCAAACCGTGGACGGCCGGCGGAATGGTGGCGGCGGAATTGTTCGGCAGACGAGCGGCTCACGAGGTAGTTTTTCCCGATCTTGAGACCGTGCACGCGGCCGGCTTTCACGAGCATCCGTAGCCACTGCTCGGTTATATCGGCCAGGCCGGCGGCCTCTGGCAGCGGGATCATGTCTTCGAGGCCGGCGGCCGCTGCCGGAGCGGCGGCCGGACGGTCGGCGGCCGCTCGATCAATGGCGGCCGCCATTGTTTCATCGGCCGTCAACATGATCGGCGCCGGGGCGCTCACGATTTCCCACAAGGCCGCGGCCGGGTCGTCCTGCCCTAGTTCGGGGATTTCGGTATTGCTCAGTTCGCGCGCCACGTCGTCAAGGCCGCGGACGTTGGCGCCGTCGCCGATAGTAGTGGCATGCCGATTCTTAAACTGGAATTGCCCACCATGCGCGACGCCCAAAGCCTTAAAGGCTAGTTTTCGAATTTCGAGCGTGCGGGCAACCCGCATGGTCTCGAGCTCACGCATTTCGGAATAGATCGACCGGACCATTGACCACTCAAGGCCAAGTTCGGCGGCGGCGTTTTTGTGGGAGGCGGTCTTCATTCGTTCGCTCCTGGTGCTCTAATAATATCCAGTCGGCAACAATGCACAAGGGGGATAAATCTAAAAAAAGTTTTTCGGGCAAATTCAGGCCGGAATTTTCCTAATTTGCTTATTTCGCTCGCGAAATATCAAACTGGACACTTTGGCAAAATCGAATTACGGGCACCATGCTACCCCCTACGTGGTGGGGTGCTCCCCTGCTCCCCTGCTCCCCTGCTCCCCTGCTCCCCTGCTCCCCTGCTCCCCTGCTCACCTGCTCCCCTGCTCCCCTGCTCACCTGCTCACCTGCTCACCTGCTCCCCTGCTCCCCTGCTCCCCTGCTCACCTGCTCACCGGGCATCGGGCATCGGGCATCGGGCATCGGGCATCGGGTGACGACCGGCACCAGGCCGTCCGATGATCGACAGACGATGATCGACCGACGAGCGGCGGAATATTTCGCATGCGAAATATTCTCCCCTGCCATGCGTCGCCAACTAGGCCAGGCCGTCGAGCACCAGGCCGTCATGCCATCCCGCAACCATTCCGAAAATATTTCGCTTGCGAAATACTCCGTTCCCCCGCGGCGGAGGGGGTTTGGTAGCGTGGTGGCACCCCCACCATAGGGGGGGTGGGGGGTAGGTTCTTCCGGCCGGCGAGGCCGCCGGCC